GCCGATGAACTGCTCCGGATCAGCGGCGTGGAACTCGACATGGACAAGCTGGACGCGCTCAACCGGGCAGACTACGAGAGGCGCACCGGGCTGAACCGGGAGGCGAAGACGGCCAAGGCCGCCGCAGAGGCGATCCCCGCCCAGCACGTCCCCGCGGCAATCTGCCTGGATGACTACCTGGACAAGCTCCAGGGGATCACAGAGCAGGCCCGGCTTCGGGACAGGGAAGAGGGCCGCCGGCAGAACCTGCGGGATCAGTTGAAAGCCCAGGTGGACCGGCGCTCCCGGCTCTGCGAGGAATTGGCGAAGATGGACGAGTGGATCCACGGCACCGAGGCTCACCTCGAAGGGTGCCCCCCGCTGCCCGAAGTTGAGGATGCGGACATGCTCCGACAGGAGATGGCCGATGCCGAGGCACAGAATCAGGAAGCCCAGCGCATCTCGAATGAGCAGATTCGGCGGGGGGAGTACCTGCGCCGGGCGAAGGACTACGAGGATCAGGCCGCAGCGCTCACAGACACCATGGAGGCCCGAGAGCGAGCCAAGCAGGAAGCCATCGAAAAGGCCGAAATGCCGATCCCGGGCCTGGGCTTCGCGGAAGGCATCGTGACCTTCAAGGGCGTGCCTTTCGATCAAGCCTCCAGCGCGGAGCAACTCCAGACCAGCACGGCCATCGCCATGGCGGCCAACCCCCGCCTCCGCATCATCCGCATCACGGACGGGAGCCTACTGGATGACGACAGCATGGCGTTCCTGGAAAAGATGGCCGATGAACGGGGCTACCAAATCTGGATCGAGGTCGTGGACAGCACCGGCAAGGTCGGGGTGTACATCGAGGACGGTGAGGTCAAGGCAGACAATCAGACCGGGCCCGTCCCCGCCCCCATCATCGCCGTGCCCCCGCCCGAGACCAAGCCCAAGCGAGGCGGAGCGCCCGCGCTCCTCTCCTTCCCCGAGGAAGACTGAATGAGCAGGAGCACCCCGCTATTCCAATTCCCAACGGCCGCCGCCGCGGAGAGTTTCGTGGCTGAACTTGAAGCCCGAGGGGCCGAATTTGACGGTTACGCGCTCGCGCCAGACCCCAAAGGGGCCGGCGTCATCCTTGCAATTCACGACCTGAAAACCGACGAACCCTAACCCAACCCACAGGAGGGCCCATGCCCAACATCAAAATCACTTCCCCATCCGAAGAGAAGAAGCACCGCGCCCCGGTCTCCGCACCGAAGAACCAGGACGTGCTCGCCATCAAGGACGTACTGGCCCTGGGCATCGCCCGCAGGGTTCCCCTCAGCCTCGACGGTCTCAACAAGCTCATCAAGGCCGGCCTGCCCGTGACCCGCGTAGGGGATCGGGTCCAGGTGATCTCGGTGACGGACCTTCGCGCCGTGGTGGATGCTGACCCCGACCTGATCTGGCCCGAGTAGGCAGCCATGGATCCCATCCGGTACGACATTTTCTGGTGCGACGAAGATGGGTGCTGGGTCTGCACCGTGTTTTTCGGGAACGGACGGGACACCGAAGTTACCATGGGGGACAGTCCTGAAGACGCCTTGGAGAAAGCCCTGGAACGATGGAGGAAGCCATGAAGCCTATGCGATTCCGGGGCAGGCGCAATCGTAGGGCACGGAAGAACGCCAAGATGTTGGAGCGAAGACTCACCCGATGGATCGGACGGGGAACACCCCGATCCGGAAAGCGCCGGGGGATTCATCTCCCGAAGCCTCGCGAACCCCGGAAGGAACTGGAGGGCTCCCATGTCGCGTGAGCGATCAGCTTTGAGAACCCCCCGGCTTCAGACGTGGGGAGCAGTCAGATCCTGTTTCCAAGGGAGAACCCATGAAGTTCAAGGACATCAAGACCGTCAAAATGGAAGCACGTCGGTTCCTCATCCGCGTGGATGAGTTCTATGCTGCGGTCCCGATAGCGAGCAGGGATGAAGCCTGCAGCTTCGACACGCCCGAGACCGCCCAGGAGCACTAGAGCCAGGGGTTCGTCTTCCCGTTCCGAACCGGGTTGATGGTCGAGCCCAGGGCCAGGATCACCCGGATGCTGAGAGCTTCCAGGGCCTTCTCCGCCGCAGTTGCTTGGTCCGCCGCGATGTCGGAGCGGGCCGTAGCAAGTTCGGTGGTGGCCGTTGCGAGAGCATCCGACGCATCGGACAAGTCCGAGACCGCGTTGTCATGCGCGGTGGTCGCGTTGGTCTTCGCGGTGCCGGCCGCCGTATCCGCAGCGGTCGCCGCAGCCAGGGTCGCCGCCGTCACGATTTCGTAGTGAGTCGCCACGGCCAGGGTGTGCCGGGTGGACAGTTCCGCGGCGATGAGGGTCTCGTTGAGGGGGTCGGCCGCCAGGGCTTCCACCGCGTTATTGTGAGCCGTGGTGGCATTGGTCTTGGTCGTGTTCGCAGTGGTATGGGCCGTGGTGGCATCCGACTTCGCTGCCACCGTGAGCGCCTTGTTGGACGTGGCCGTAGCCAGGGTTGCCGCGGTAGACGCTTCGATTGCTGTGGCGAGAACGAAGGCGTCAGACGCCACGGTAAAGCCCCCCAGCTTCCCGAGGACAGCCAACTGCCCATCCGTGAGGGCCACGGCTGCATCGGTGGCTTCCCCTTCCGCGGTTGTCAGGTCGTCCAGCGCCGTGCTGATGGCATTCACGTCCGCCTCGAAGCGGTCCAGTTCCGCTTGAGTGAAGTACTGCGCCGGGCACTTCGCGCACAGCGCCGCCACCAGCGCGTGGGTTGAAAGCCCAACCCACAGGTCATGCAACGCATCGAAGACGGTGAACGTGATCCCGCCCACCACTGCCGGGGTGTCCCCGGTTGGCCTTCCCTTGCAGTAAATCGCAGCTAAGTCCGGGACCATGGAAACCTCCCTCACCCTTTCAGCATACCGTTATCCTGGAACCATGAGTAAAATCCGGGATCTTGCCCCCGAGCACACGCCGGAAGCCGCCTACGGTTTGGCCGCGGCGATGGGGATGGAGCACCTCGGGAACCTCCTGAACTTCCTGGACGCCAAGATCGGGGATTTGGTGATCTTCGACCCCGAAGCCAAGGTGAAGGAACAGGTGATCCGGGACGCCATCAAGGTCGGGGCCCGGGTCTGCCATTGCTTCGTCCACGAGGGGAAGGCCCAGGGGATTGATTCAGCCGTGCTCCGAGAGCTTTGGCCGGTCCTGGTTGAGATGGCGGTCCTGGTGCCCCCGCCCACGCACGAGCCGCCGGATTAGACCGGACATTGGACCCGGATTGGACCGGGATTAGACCTTCGGCCGGAAGCGGTAGAACAGAAATGCGCCTGCAAGGGCGCCGAGGACGAAGGACAGGGTGTGGCTGATGATGGTGTGCCACATGGGGTGGCTCCTTTCAGGAAACGGCAAAGGCCATTCTAGCGCAGAGTTGACAGATAGCAATTCCCGCGCACCCTGGAATACAGGAGGACACGATGCCACGAGCAGGCATTCCTGGCGTGCAAGGATTCCCGACACTTGGGCCAAACGAGCACAAGCATCTCAAAGATGGGACAACGGTGCTTTATTTGGCAGGCGGATATGAAACTATTGTGGACACCGAAGATTACCCCAAAATTTCCGGCCGGAGATGGTGCAGGGACAGTGAAGGGTATGCGGCAAGTTCTGCGCCGCTTCCTTCAATCCGAATGCACCGCGTTCTGATGGGAGGCGAGCCCAAACGACACATTGACCACGAAAACAGGAACAAGCTCGATAACCGGAAGGTGAATTTACGATGGGCCACTTTTACGCAGAATTTCGCCAATAAAGAGAAAACCACAGGCAAAAGCCATTACAAAGGTGTCTGTTGGGATGAGAGAAGACAGAAGTGGAGAGCCACAATCAAGGTCCACGGAGAACAGATTTGGCTTGGTTATTTTCTCGTAGAAGAAGATGCGGCTCACGCCTATAACAATGCGGCATTGGAGTATTTCGGAGAGTTCGCCAGGATCAACCCACTGCCGATTTGAACCGAGCAGCCCGTATTTCTGCAAGTTTCGCTGCCGCAGATTTGCCAGCCGTAGTCACCAGTCTTCGACGTATGGCCCATACGCAAGCACAATTTGGATGAGATGGAATTGTTGGAACCCAAAGTTCTTCCTTCGTTCTCTTAGTCCCGTCTTTTCGGTAAAGAGAAACAGACCGCCCAACATTGGTCTTGCCTGGATAAACATGAATATCATCGTTTTTATTCGGGTAATTTGAAGGCACAATCCTGAACACCCGCCCGTTCTGGCCCAGGCAGAAGGCGCACGCCTTCGGGCCGGCCACCCAAACCGCCTCCCACTCGCCCGAATCGGCCACGGTGGAAAGCTGGCCCGAGGACACGGCCATCGCGGTCTCGGTGATGGCGATGCGGCGCCAATCCCGGTTCAGGGTGCCCAGGCGTTCCAGGAGCGTGCGGGCGAGGTCGTGATGGTTCCCGCCGGCCATCTGGCTCTCGACCAGGGCATCCAGCGCCTTCTGGCGGGCCAAATCCGCCATCTTGGTGATGAACTGCGCCCCGTGGACCTTGGACCATTCCAGGGACGCCTTCCCCGCCGGGGGCAGGGTGTGGAAGTAGAGATCCCACGCGCCCGGAACCGTAACGGCCTTCACCCGTTCCCCGATCACATGGAGCAGGTTGGACCGGAGCGCCCACATGGCCGCCTGATCCTGGATGGTCTTGCCGGGCAGGAAACCCCGCACGAAGCCGTCCAGGAGGGATTCCCAGGTCGCCATCTTGGCCTCGGGGTGCCCGGGGGCCTCAAACAGCTTCATCACCTCGCCCCAGCCGGGCGGTTTCGGAGGCTTCCAGCCTTCCGCCTTGGCGAAGGCGGGCGGCTTGTCCTTCCCGAGCACAGCGGCGATGAAGTCCCGCAGGAACCGGAAGCCCAGGGCATACAGGTCTTCCTCGATGAGCGAAACCAGCGGGGAGTCGTGTTTGCCCCACAGGGACCGCTCGTGCTCGATTTCGGCCGTGGAGGGGAGGCGCCGCCGGACGGGCCGGGCTGCCTTCAGGACCATCTCGCCCTGGTCCGCGATGCGTCGGGAGACCGCACGGAGCACCCGCGGGTCGTCCTTGGGGCCGCCCAGGCGGGGATCAGCCGTTGGCATTGGCTTCCTTGCCCAGCCCAGCGCGTGCCTTGAAGTCCTCCATGGTCTCGAAGGGGTGCTGGGAGCCCGCCAGTTGGTCCAGGCGGGACGCCACGCTCTCCCCGGTCTGTCCACCCTCGGGGTTCTCCTCCTCGCCCTCGGCGCCTTCCTCGCCGTCCTCGGCCCCCTCGGGGGGGACGGACAGGGCCATGTTGTAGAGAGCCCCGAGGGAGGGGTTGACCGGCGCATTCTGGAGCAGCGGGGACGGGTAGCTGGGCAGCCCGACCATGGACCGGAACTCCCCGAAGGTGGCGCCCTGTTGCATCCTCTGGAATTCGGAGCTTTGCTGGCCTTGGTCGAAGGGCAGATCCCCGAACCAGCCCAGGGGGTGCGGGGGGAGGTCGTAGATGGCCCGAACCTCGTTGATGCTTAGGGTCTTCAGTTTCTCCTGCCACCTTTCCTCGCTGTTTGCAGCATCCAGCCCGGTGAACTCAACGCGCAGGGAGGTAGTGAACCGGCCCACGATTTCGTCAGAGATGAACTGGCCGGCATCCTTCAGGAGCGGGTGCAGACCCTTGTCCTTGGCCGCCGCCAGTTTCTCCCCGGTGTCCTCGCCGGACAGACTGGACTTGTCGGCCGTGAAGCCCTCGAAGCCAACCTCCTCCGGGGCCACGCCGAAGATCGCACTCATGATGGTCATTTGGAAGCTGATCCACTTCGCAAACGCCATCTCGTCGAAGGGCTGGCCCGTGTTGAGGTATTGGACCGCACCCTGCTGGCCGCGGGAGAACAGGACCGGCGCCCCAAACTGGTTCTGCACGCCGCGGACCTTGGCCGCCCACGCGGCCTTAAAGGCGTTCTGCGTCTGCACGTCGAAATTGCCGTAGGCCAGGAGGATGCCGCGGGGGATGGCGTTCTCGCTCAGCCCCTGCTTGGTATACGTCACGGCCTGGATGATGTTGTTGAGGGTGTCAAGGGACTGCTCGAACTCGCCGTAGCCGTACCCGTTCTCGTCAGCCCAGGTGGAGGCGTTGCGAATCCAGAGGGCCAGTTCCGAGAAGCTGAAGGGTACCTCAGCCCGGCCGTTGAGGACTTGGTAGGCATAGCATGGGGAGCCATCGGGGAGGTGCTCGTTGTACTCCGGGGAGGCCAGGGCGAAGGTGTCGGACGGCCGGACGAACCAGGAATCCAGGCCCGGGGCTCCATTCAGCCCGATCAGTTCCACGGCCGCCATGTCCAGGGTGAGGTTGTCGTTGATCATGTGGCGGAGGAACTGGGTCATGCCCTGCCGGCGCAATTCCCTGCGCTTCACCGGGGAGAATTCCCGGCCGCCGCACTCCAGCACCTTCGTCAGCCAGCGCATCTCGTCCGCGAGACCCGCACCAGGCTGGGCGTTCTCGTCCTCCATGATGAGGCGCCACCCCATCTGATCCGCGGCGCGGGACACGCGGGAGAAGCGGTCCACCTGACGAATCCGGGTCCGGATGATGGCCTGGGCCACTTCGAGGCGCCGGGCAAAGGCCCGGAGAATGGGCATCTGGACGCCGCGCTTGGGGAGCCACTTGAAATAGCCCCGGCCGAACTCAGAGCCCCAGGACGCCGTATGCGCCTTCCCCTCGCGGGGTTCACCCAGCCCGTCGCGGATTCGGATGGCCTTGGCGACCACATCCTCGGCATGGCGCTCCGCCATCTGGAGGGAAGCCACCCCGCCGATCAGCCCATACACGTCCGGGGAGACCGAATCGGCGCCGAGGCTGTACATCTTCAGGAGCCGGGAAGAAGCATCCTCCACCTCGCCAACCGGGGCATTGGGGTCGTAGGCAACCGCGGCCTCGGGGGACAGATGGGCGAAGGGCGAGCGGATCGGTGTGAAATCGGCCCGGCCGCCGTTCTGAGGTTCATTGGTCATGGTGGCCCTCCGATGTCCAGGCGAAACGACCCAGGCCCGGGTTCAGTGTACTGTGCCTCCGGGGGCTCCCAAACCGGGCAAGGCGGATCGGGGTCGTGGATGGTGAAGCCCTGGAGCTTGCAGACGAGGGAACCATTCCGGTCCTGCCGGTGGAGGCAGTTGGCGCAGCACGGCCGATCCGGGGCCTGATGGGATTCCCGAATCTCGGACAGGCGGGTGAAGAATGGGTGGATGGTCCCCTCGGATTCTCCACCTTCGGTTACAGGCTTGATAGGTGAAAGTGTGACCGTTGCCACTACAGGCGGAACCCTGACAGCGAGAGAAGCCGGGACAGCGCGGGGCAGGCCCGCATCATCGGCGTTCTGCAAGGTGCCCGTTCCGCCCCAAGCCTTCGAGCCCAAGGTGCAGAGGTAGACCGCAATCGCCATGCTCATCACCCGGTCATCATGCCGGCCCGGCATCGCCTGGGGCTTCCCCGCCGGGTCGCGCACGAAGACCATGGCCTCGCCCCAAAACCGCTGCACCGGGCAGGGCAGGGCATCCCGCCGGACCACCTCGGCCAGCGTGTCCACCACGAGGGGCCGCGTCTGCGGGGTCATTGGGAAGCCCAGTTTCAGGAACTGCGTCCCCGAAGCGTCGTACTCGAGATGCCGATAGAGCTGCGGATACCCGGCCTCCTCCAGCGCATAGCAGACAAGGTGGCCGTGGTTGTTGCGTTCCACTCCGATCATGGAGTCATAGAGTGCGCCCACCCGGGCCAGCTTGCGGGCGAATTCCACGGGCTCGAACCGGCCGTGCACATAGGCCACCACGCGGAGGTTCCGCGCATCCAGGAAGAAGGCAGCCGAGTAGTCGTTTCCCCCGATTTCGTTGACCGGGTCGCCCTCGCCCTTGTCAATGCCCTCCGCCGGGTCAGCACCGCAGACCACCACCATCCCGCGCTCGTACGGCGCGAAGACCCAAACCCCTTCTTCGATTTCCTCCGGGGCCGCGGCCTTCTTCGTGAGTTCCCAGTTGGCCGCCACGGTGCGGAGGTCGAAGATCGGCCGGCCCGTGGTGATGAAGGCGTCCTGGATGTTGGCAGGGTACTCCTGGCGGAAGGAATCCACGAAGCCGCCCATCTCCAGCACCTTGTCGCGGCGCCACGCAAGCTGCGGAAGCGCAACCTTGTGCTCCAGGTGCAGGAGGCGCTCGTCCTTGTCCAGCGAGGCCAGGAATTCATCGGCCTCCAGGCGGGACAGGGGGCGGGAATACTCGTCATGGGCGAACCAGGGGTAGAACACCAGTCGCCACGCGCCCTTTCCCTCCAGGGAGGCATCCACGAGATCCTTGTAGTGGTTGAACCCGTTGGCCGTGCTTTCGAGGATGATATTGCCGGACTTTGGCACGGCCTGGAACACGCCGCGGAGCAGTTCCGCCCAGTTCTTGTAGAAGGCGGCCTCGGAAGCATGCAGGTTGTGGATGGTAAGGCCGCGGAGGTCCAGGCCCTCGGCCGTATGCACCATGAAGGAAGACGCGGGCAGCCTGACAGGATCTGGCAGCCCATCCGGGCCCAGGAATTCAAGCTCCAGGTGAAGCGCGGACGCCCGGCGCAGCCGGACGGATTGCTTCAGCTCGGGCAGCAGGCAGTCGAAGAAGGTCCGGTAGATGGACAGCACCTCCTGGCTGATCTTGTCGAGATGGGTCAGCACCAGGGAGTTCCGCCCGGGGTTGAGGAGCCCGTCCAGGAAGAAGAGGGAAGCGATGAACGTAGTGAAGCCAAGCTGGCGGGGCTTCAGGATCAGGTCACGCACGCCGCGGAACAGGTCCACCGATGCCTGGGTGCGGTGCTTGAGGCGCAGGCCCGCGAGGTAGTCCATCTGGATCGGGTTGTAGACAAAGGGGGCCAGCCCGCCCTCGGTTTCCTTCGGCGCAATCTTCAAGGCGGCCGACGCGAGGTAGTCCAGCTTCCGCCCGATCACCTGCATGGCCGCATCTTGATCCTCGGGCAGCTTCGAGAGCTTCGCCAGGGCATCGCGCTTGAGCCGGGCCACAATGGAGGCATCGGCAGGGTTCGGGGACAGGTCGGGCAGGAACATCAAGGCTCTCGGTCTTTCAGATCTTCCTCAGCATGGGCCTTGTCGCGGATTGCCCCGAAGCCCCGGTGGAGTACCTCGGGCTTGTCCTTGCTCCAGCCGTTCATCTTGTTTGGCTTGCACATGAGGCAGCCGGCGCGTTGGTTCTTCGCCTTCTTGCGCTTGTGGTGGGTCATGGGGCCTCCTGGTCTGTGGCAAGGTGGGGCGGCAACGGCGAGGGCTCGTCCCATTCGTCACGTTGCCCGGGCGTGGCCGGGGGCTGATTGGAGAGCTTCCGCGCCTCGACCAGGATGGACCACAGCGAGGCGTTCATGGAGGCCGCGGGATGGCCGGACCCATCCTCGGGCGTGAAGCCGAGGGCTTGCATCCCCGGGGGGAGCGTGGGCACCGGAACGCCCATCGCGTGCGCCTGGGCGATCTGGACGGCCAAGGAGAACGCGCCCTGGGACTCGCGGGCCTTGCCGGTCGCATGGGCCATGAGTTCGGCGGCCTTGCATGTCGTCGTAAGCACTTCGCGGAGGTCGCGCACCAAGCATGCAGGCGGACCATCCCGCGGGACCATCTGCTGGAGCAAGGTGCCCACGCCGCGGACGACATCGTTGTGGATGCCGAGGTAGGCCATGCGGGCGGGCATCTCCTGTTCCGCGATCCGTTCCGCGATGCCCTTCTGCCGCGCCCGGGCAAGGTCGGCCTGGAAGATGGCCCTGCGCCCTTCCCAGCCGTCCAGCACGGAGCGGCGCCGAATCTCGTCCGTGGTGAAGTTGAACCGGCGGGCCGCCTCATCCAGCGAGGGCCAGCGGCGCATCTCCTGACCCGAGGCCACATCCACGGCACCCACGGGCTCGCCCTTCACGAAGAAAGACGCGGCATTCACGAGGTCGTCGGAATCCACGATCTTGATTTCCATGGGCTCCAGCTCCACGGGAGGAGGCGGGGGGCCAGGGGCAGGCGGGATCAAGTGGGGCGGGAGCGGGAGCGGAGGCCCTGCCGCGGGCTTCTTCCCTCCCCTCTTGCCTCGGGCGAAGAGGACCATGGCGTCATTCCTTCCGAGCGCCCAGGGCCGCGGCGAAGGCCGCAAACGGGTTCTGGACCACCACGGGGCCGATGGCTTCAACGGCCTTCTTCGCATCCCCCTTCACGAAGACCAGCACGTTCTGATGCCCCTTCCCGAGCTTGCGGGATGCGGCGAACTGGCGGCCGGCACGGATTGGGAGCGAGGCCAGCGGGATCACGAGCACGGCCTCGTTGTAGAGTTCCAGGCCGGCATCAAGGAAGGCCCGGATGGTCTCGGATACGAAGTTCCGATAGATGCCCCGCTTGTCGCGGAAGTCCCCCACGACCCAGCCCGCAAACCGATCCGCCTTCAGCATGAAGCAGGCGTCCTTGATGATCTGGCGGTAGGCACGCATGAAGGACTCGTGATCCAGGTTGGACAGGTCGTGCGGGTCGTCAGAATACACCTCCAGGTCGCCATACGGCGGGCACGACATCACGAAATCGTAGTCGCCCGGGGCAAGCTCCAGCGCATTCAGGGAGTCGCCCACCACCCATGAAGGCGCAGGCCAGTCGAGGCTTCCGCCGCGGGCCACCGTCTCGCGCACGCCCACCACCCAAAGCAGGTCGCCTTCTTCCAGGGCGGGGAGGCACTTGGCCTCGTACACGGGATCAAGTTCCAGGCCACCCAACGCGGTCATCGGCGCGTGCTCGTGGTAGTCGAGCGTTGACTTAACAAGCGTCACCATTCCGCGCCAGTCGGACGGGGCGAACTTGTCGAGGCGGCCCGTGGGGTCGGCGCCCACCTGAACCGCCAGCACCGGGACGGATTGCTGCGCCAGCTTCAGGCCAGTGAGGATGCCGGCCAGGGACATGCCAGAGCCGCAGGGGACCACGATGCGAGAGAACGTGCCCCAAGGCAGGTTCACCACCTGGGACGCGGTGGCGCCCACGGCCGCGGTGCATCCCATCCCGAAGGGAATCTCGGTCCAGCCGGACGCCTTCGCATCTTCCCAAGCGCGGGCGATGATGACGTTGTTGTACCCAGCCTTGTGCTGAACGACTTCGGCGCCGCAGGCCTGGGCGGACGCAAGTTCGGGGGTGAAGTTGCCGGACGGGACATGGACCCGACAGGGCAGGCCCAGCCGGCGGGCGATATGGGCAACGATGTTGACCTGCGGGCTCTGCCGGGAACCGGCGGTGATGAGGCCACGGGAGCCGGAATCCAGGGCCGCCTGGGCGAGCCACCAGCACGTCCGCACCTTGCCCCCAGGGACGCCTGCCACGCGGTACAGGTCGTCGCGCTTCACGAGGAACCCGCCATGCTGCTCAACCGGCGTCAGGTCCGGGATGTTGTCAGGGAGGTCCAGAGGCCGGCCGGCGACGGCATCCCACTGCGCCCGGTTCGCCGTGATCTGTTCGGCGCGGAGGTCAATGCCGGTGTAGGGATGGCCCAGGGCCGCGGCCACGATGCCACGCACCGAACCGCCCGCGAAGGGGTCCAGCACGGAGCCCCCAGGCGGAACGAACCAGGAGTAGAGGAGTTCGCACAGCACGGGGTCGAAGATGCTGGTGCCCTCCGAGACCTTGATGCCGCGCTTTTCGGCTTCCGCCAGGATTTCCTCCCAGGTCGGGTCCACGCCACCATGGGCCGTACGCATCTCGTTCCGCAGTTCATAGACGTTGGTGGATTGGGCAGACTTGGCGAAGGTGAGGTTCCCCGCCCGGCCATCATCGGACTTCAGCCCCATGGCGATCCAGGCGTCCTTCCGCTTGTTCCAGTCGGCGCCGCGGGCATCCCACAGCGAGTAGCACCCGAGGTCCAGCCATGCGGCCATGCGGTTCTGCCAGTAGACCTGATTCGGGTCCAGGACTGTGAAGGGCGGGGCGCCGAACCGGGCAGCCAGGGTCGCTGCCTCCGCAGCATCGGCACCCGACAGGCCCGAGGCCGCGTCCGCACCGAAAAGCACGGCCAGCGCGTCCTGGGTGTAACCGATGGCCTCCATGTCGAAGCCTCCAGTGTCGAGTTCGGCCACCGCGGCACGGAGCAGGGGGTTCGACCATTCGGAGATTTCCTGGAGCCGGTTGTCGGCGATGGCATACCCGAGGGATTCGGCATCGTCCAGGTCCATCACCAGCACCGGGATGTCGGCGGCGGGGTCCATGCGGCGCTTCAAGGCCAGGAGGCGGCCATGCCCGGCGATCAGCTTGTTGGTGCCGGCCTGGATGATGGGCAGGGCCCCGAGCCCGAAGGCATCCAGGGATTTCTCCAGCATCCCGACCTGGGCATCGGAGTGGAGGCGGGGGTTGTCATCCCAGGGCAGGATGTCACTGAGCTTGCGTCGTTCCAGGCGGGGTTCGGTGATGGGGGGCTTGGCGGCCATTTCAGCCTCGGAAGGGACGGACATCGAAGCCGTCAATGACAGGGGGGCCCGAGCCGTCATGCTCGACCATGAAACCCGCCCGCGAGCCCTGCCAGGGGTAGATGGCGACCACCCGAACCGGCGGTCGGCGGCGATAGCGCAGCACGATCAGGTCGCCCGGCTTGTAGGTTTCGGCATTTGGGGCGGGAAATGCAGAAACTGGAGGGGGCAGATTAGGCATTGGGAGCCAGTTCCTTCCGCCGAGCTTCGGCAACGGACGTGAGCGTGAGTTCATAGGCCCGGATGCGGAACGTCGTATAAGCGAAGGGCCGCAGGGCCGCAACCTTGGCCTGCTTGGTGTATTCCAGGAACAAGGCGGAGACGTTGATGCGGGCGGAGCGGAGGGGCCGGGCCATGCGTCCGCGCTCCCGATCCCAGGCCGCCAGGATCAGGGAATCGGCAAGGCGCCAGTTCCGCAGGCGCTCGTGGTAGGCCACCAGGGATGACCGCTCAAACCGGAAGGAGCCCGATTCGATGGTCTCCAACAGGGCCGAGGCGAGGTCCAGGGAGGGGACATGGCGCCCGGTGCACTTCAGCACCACGGACTGGAGGCGGCGGATGGACGAGATTGGGGAGCCGGACACGGAGCACCTCGGGGCCTCCAGGGTATCCCCGAAGCGGTCAAGGTGGCAACAGGGGTCAGGGTTCCTTCATGAGCCAGAGGTAACGGTCCATCAAAGCGTCTGCTTCAGCTTGGGACAGTGGGCGGGCCGGGGCGCACCCATAGGGACAGCGCAGAGCCGGGTCAATTGAAGCCCCAAAGAGACGGCAGATCATCGGACGCTGGTCGTAGATGTCGCAATGCCCCGCCAGGGAATAGGGGCAGTCAATGGACTTCTGGAGGCGCTTGTCTTGGAGGGCCGCCCATTCAGAGCGGGCCCATGGCACGGGGCCACAGCAATCCGTGCAGCCTGGACGGCAGGCGAAGGCAGGCACCTCGGCATAGAGGGCGCGGATCTTGTCGAGAGCGGTTGGTTCAGGCATCAGAACACCAGCGCCTGGGCTTCCGCGGTGGTGCGGAACAAGGTGGAGAAGCGGAGGCAGGGCCAGCACACCGAAAGGGGCCGCTCATGGACGCATTCCCCGTCGCGGTGCTTTGGCATCGTGAGCATGAGTTCGCCTTCCTTGTTGCGGTAGAGCATCGGGACGGCCTGCGCGTCCTGTTCGAGCTGGCTGGTCTCCTTCAGGTCGGACAGGGCCGGCCGGGCGTGGTGCTCGGTTTCCCGGGAAAGCTGGCTGATGAGCAGGATCGGCACGCCGAGTTCCTGGGCCAGCCGCTTCATCGCCATGGAGTTCCCGGCATAGGCCGAAGCCAGGGAGTCGCCCTTGGGCCGGGCGGTCCCGATGTATTGGAAGTAGTCCACGATGAGGAACTGGGCGCCGTGGATTTGCACGGCCTCCGTCATGTAGGCCGCCAGCTTGCCCATCGGGATGCCCGAGGAGTGGACCCAGGACAGGCAATCATTCAAGCAGGGAATGTGCTCCCGAAGCGCATCCAGCGCGGCCTCCGGTTGGTAGGAACCCTTCAGCAGCGACTTGTAGGAATACACCCGGCCGGCGGAGGGGTCCGAGAGCCACCATGCCGCATCCCGGGCCGCCAGTTCCTCGCGGGAGAGTTCCAGGCTGAAGAAGGCTGAACGGATGCCGTGCCACGCGGACACATTCCGAGCCTGGAGGCCGAGGCCGGTCTTGCCACAGCCGGGCCGCCCGCCCAGGACGATGACGTTCCCGGGGGCGCCCACCAGGAGGTCATCCAGCCAGTCCACGCCGAACCAGATCAGCTTCTGCGCGTGGCCTTTCGGCAGGAAGGGTTCTCCGGTGGTAAGGTGTTCGACAAGATCGAGCGAAGTGGTGAAACGAGAGGTAGATGCCGAGGCGCCCTTGGACACCGCGAGGAACGCGGCATTGGCGAGGGTCTGGAGTTCGTCGGGGTTGATGGTGATGTCCACGGCCGCGGCGCGGATGTCTTCGGAGGCCTTCAGGGCGGTGCGGCGCAGGAAGAATTCCTGAACGCGGGTCTTCAGGGGCTGGGGGGAAAGGTCGGCGCCCACGGATAGAAGCTCCAGGAGCCCGGCGCGATCCGCCTCTGATGCGTGGCCGTCCTTGGAAACCTTCCAGAGCAGGCCCATTTCCGAGACCGGCTCCATGGCCGAGGCGAGGCCCTGCATCCCGTCCCACACGCGGCGGTGGTCGGAGATGAAGAAAGCCTCCGCGGGAACATCGAAAAGCATGGCCCGGGCTTCAGGGTCGTTCAGGGTGAGACCGGCCCAAACGGAGCCAAGCAAGGCACGTTCAGCGTCCGGATCAACCGGGATGGTGTGGGGCATGGCGGGTTCCTTTGCGAGGGAAGGAAAACATAGGGCAGACGGTGGCGGGGTGCAAGTCCCTCACGAAAAGGCCGATTCCTGGGGCTGAGAGCCCCCAGGAGCCGGGGGAAGGGCCTGGGGTAGGGGGAAGGCACC